CTTGGATTCTTGCATATAAAACTGGTAATGGTGCAAAGACATCTGATATTCGTGCTGCTCTGAACTATGCTCTGAGTTCTAAGGCACAAATGATTGCAGATGACCTTGGTTATGTTCCTCTTGCAGGTTCGGTTCTTAACAAGGCACGTATTGCGGTTGGTCGTATCGGTAACTAATATACATATGGGGGGGTTGACAAACCTCCTTTTTTATTGTATTATAAGTAACGAATTGGAGGTTGTATGTCACTTCTATCCCAGCAAGATAGAGATCTCACTCTAAAAGCATTAGAGTGTTATGAGCAACAATTGAATACAATTATTGAAAGTAATCCAGATATTAATAAGTATCTCCAAAAAGAAAAAACAGAGGTTCAAACTCTCATAAATTGGATTAAATTAGAAAGATATAAGAATGAAAATTAATCTTTGGTTTTGCAAGGATATGAATCAATGGCGTTGGACTTTGACTGATGACCATAGACCTATCATTAAACAAGAGTCAGGTCAAAGGGAAAATCTTCGTGATGCTATGAATGATGTAGCAAATACAGTCGAATATCTGATGAGTCAATCTTGACTTTTCGGGCGATTAACTCAGCGGTAGAGTGCGCTCCTTACAAGTGTGAAGTCACTGGTTCGAATCCAGTATCGCCCATTATAAATACTTCAAAAAAAGAAGTATAATGGAATCTTTATATAAACTTCTGAGTGATACTCAAGCATCCCTCTTTTTATTATTTCAAAAAACTTGGGTCTACCACTGGCATGTGGTCGGATCTGATTTTAAGCAAATTCATGATTTGTTCGGGGAGCAGTATCTTGCAATTCAGGAAGAAATTGATAGAATTTCTGAACACATGAGATTTTTAGGTATTAAACCTATTAGCTCACTTTCAAGAGTTTTAGAAGTTTCTGGAGTTTCTGAAGCTAAAACTAATATTTCTGAAATGGAAATGATTCGTGATCTACTTGAAGACCATAAAAAAATTATTAGTATGTTAGATTCTGCCGCAGTAGAGGCAGAAAATCAAAAATCTAGAGGTACAATTAATCTCCTTGATGATTTAAATGAAGCTCATGGAAAATTTGTTTGGATGTTAAGATCGTTTACTGAATAAAATAAAATCTATAATACTATGGAAAATTTAAGAATCAGATGCCGCTCTTGTGGTAAAGAGTTGGAAGGCATCTCTGGAAAAACTGTATCATGCGGATGTCCAAATATGGCAACAATTCGCAATGGTGTTATTTCGGCAGTTGACTTATCTAATGTTATTATGCTAAACTCTTATCATAATAAAACAAAATCAAGTGTTCTTACTAATGAAGATATTGCTTGGCAAGAGGCACGTCGCCAACGAAAAGTAAGAAGATTAGATTTTGAAGTCCGTTGAGGACTTTTATTGGAAAGGTGTCCGAGTGGTTTAAGGAACTTGTCTTGAAAACAAGCGTGTTAGTAGCACCGTGGGTTCAAATCCCACCCTTTCCGTTTAAGAAATATAACAAAATTTAAGATTGTCTTAAGCACTTTCTTGAAATCAACACAAAGTTGACACTCTCCAAATACTGACTAGTATAACTAGTAGTATTCAACTTAAACCTTATGGATCAGCACACCTACCTTAATTGGGTGAAGATCAAGGCAACTTTTGAAGAGTCTGGTAATACAGACAATATGTTTTACAAACGAGCGGTGGAAATTGTAAAAACACGCAAAGATCCTTTGGCAAAGTTTCTTGGAGATGAGAAATGATGGAACCTTTTGATGACGATTATGTATCTCGCACAGAAGTGCAGGAGATGATTGATGCAGCAATACGACGACACAACCGTAATGCTTCTATCATTAGTATGTGCGTCGGTTGGGTGGTTCTTGCTTTATTTGCTGAGGGACTTTTAAGACTTGTAGGAGTTATTCCACCAGTACTGCCATGGCTCAACATTACCTTGAAATAATTGGTATCGTTTTCCTGTTAGTATTTGCTGCCACGATGTTTTATCAAGGCACGTGTATTATGAAAGGGCAAAGAGGATATTCCCTCAGAGACTATATGAAACAGGAAAGCGCAAATATGCGCCAAAGAATAGAAGAGTTACTCAAGGACAAATGATATCTCTTACAGAAGAAGACTTAAAAGAATTACAAGAAAGAATATTTCATCAAAAAATGAGCGAGTTGTTTGAGGAACCATCTACTTACGAGGACGAAAAAGATGACTAGTAATACTATTTTTGCATCTATTGTACTTTTTGGTTCAATTGGATGCTTTATTGTGTGGGGACTGAATCACGCTTATCCACAATAAAATCATGTTATTATCAAAAGCACTTTTATTTGTTTCAATTCCATTTGTTTTAGCAACACTCTATTTCGGAACACGAGGAGGATACTATGACTCCAAAGATTATAAGGGAAATGGAACCGCACACTAAGCAAAGATATCACTTTGCCGCATCAGCATTTGTACGAATGTGGGGACATAAATCATTAAGCGACCATCGTATAATTGATTTTTGTGTCGAGTGGGCACATAAGGATGAAAATGCTCCATTAGATAATAGGATTCTTGATCAATATTTCTACTATGAATTCAAAACTTGGAGAGGATATTGATGGGACACTTTGCAAGATGGGTATTAGAAAATCCTTATACTCTTGGAATGCTCAGTTATATTTTAATTGTTCTGCCTATTATGGGCATCTGGGCAATTCATAAATACGAATGGCAGCACTGGGCTCCATTTGACAAGGGGCACAGGAAGTAGTATAATTACTTCTGTTGGGAGGCAAGACCACTCAACGCAACGGAGTATCGCCTAACTTGGTCATGGCACCTGCTTTGGGAGCAGGAATAATCTCGGTTCAAATCCGGGTACTCCGATTGCCAGTTACTTCACTGGCACACTTGACACAAAACTAATCAACCCTTATAATACTAAGGCAACAAATCAAAACAATGTCTCTGATTCAAAAGTTCAAAAAGGATGTTAGCACTCTTCGCTCTGCTGCTAACGGGGAATTCTACCTTGACGTAAAGAGTCCGAAACTTTATAAAAAGGTCCGTCGCTTTTATGAAAATGAAGGCGTCGTGTTTTCTGGTGACCCCCTTGACGATTATGAAATGCTAATGGATTACATCGCCCAAGACCTTGAGGCAGTTGAAGCGTGATGAATGTCGTGAGAAAACCGACCGTTCTTATGGAGCGGTTTCCCTATCGATATGTTCAGGTCGGTACTTTGGAAATCAATGGAAAACCTGATTGCCGTATTCAAAAAGTAGATTCTTATACTGGTAGATATCGTGATATGTATCTCTGCGATAATGAGATGCAACTGATGACTGCTATGGAAGATTACGATTACACTTGTTGGTTAGACCCTGATAGGGTTCCTTGTTATGTAAGAGATGATGAAGAAGACACGGATGGTCTATAACAGCACTGGTCGGGAGCAAACCCCTTATGTCTAAAACAAGTGTCCTAAGGTATCTTGGGAACTTTCTCCTTTTACTTGGTTATCAAATTATGTTATGGGGAGATTTTAAAAGTGGTTTAGCAATAAAGTTTATCGGGGGTTTACTCGGTATTCCTTTTGCAATCAAACTCAAACTCTGGGATGTGCTATTTTTGATAGCATTCTTTGGTATTACCGAAATATCAAAGTTAACCCAACTTTTCTTAGTTTCTTAAAACTAAGTGGTGGAGTCGAATGACCCTCATTTTGGTTTCTTGCTTTTCCATAAAAAAGCAAGTGGTGCGGATGGGACTCTCTCCCGCCTGGTTTCTTGCCTCCAGTTAAAGGGCAAGTGGCGAGCCTGAGTACCTGAAGGTGGGTTGCATAAACCCACCTTTTTTAGTATAATACATATTACAGAGTTTATAATTTTATGAGTCAATATACGAAAACTGCACTTGTGCTTGGTGCAGGTGGTTTCATAGGAAGTCATATGGTTCGCAGATTGCGTTCTGAAGGATATTGGGTTCGTGGAGTTGATCTCAAACTTCCTGAATTTTCAGAGCATGAAGCGCATGAATTTATTATTGGGGATTTGAGAGATGCTTCTTTTGTCGAAAGGGTGATTCAATTTAAAGGATATCTCGGAAACTTTTATCATTTTATTTCATCAAAATATATTGACACCTTTGATGAAATTTATCAGTTTGCTGCTGATATGGGTGGAGCAGGATTTGTATTCAGTGGTGAAAATGATGCCGATATTATGCATAATTCTGCTACTATTAATTTGAACGTTCTTGAAGCGCAACGTCAATTAAATGATTTTAAAGAAGTAAATAAAACTAAAATTTTCTATTCTGGGTCTGCTTGTATGTATCCGGAGCACAATCAACTTGACCCAGATAATCCCGATTGTCGTGAAGAATCTGCATATCCGGCAAATCCAGACTCTGAATATGGTTGGGAAAAATTATTCTCAGAACGTCTTTATTTTGCTTATCATCGCAACTATAATATTCCTGTACGTGTTGCTAGGTATCATAATATCTTTGGACCAGAAGGAACTTGGGAAGGGGGTAGAGAAAAAGCACCTGCAGCAATCTGCCGTAAAGTGGCCTATTTACCATCCGAAGGGGGAACAATTGAAGTTTGGGGTGATGGTAAGCAAACTCGCTCATTCCTTTATATTGATGAGTGTATTGAAGCAACTCGTCGCCTGATGCAGTCTGATTTTATTGGTCCAGTAAATATTGGATCTGAGGAAATGGTTACAATTAATCAACTTGTGGATACTGCCTCTAAAGTTGCTAATAAAAATGTAGAAAAACAACATATTCTTGATGCTCCTCTCGGTGTTCGTGGGCGTAATTCAAATAATGATGTAGTGCGTAGAGAACTTGGTTGGGATTATTCCCAATCTCTCGAAGATGGGATTCGTAAGACTTATAGTTGGATTTGTACCCAAATAAATTCAAAATAATAATTTAAAGAGGAAGTATGAATATAGGTGTAATTGGAGTGGGTGTTGTTGGTAGTGCAATTAAATTTGGATTTGAAAGATTAGGACACGATGTTTTTATACATGATGTGAAGTATGATACTTCTATTTTAGACGTAATTAACACTGAAGTATGTTATATCTGTGTCCCAACTCCATCTGATAAAGATGGTAGTTGTAACATTAAAATAGTAGAAGACGTTATTGATGATTTAGTAAAAAATTCTTATAACGGTATTATTGCAATTAAGTCTACAGTAATACCTGGAACTACAGAAAAACTTATTTCAAAATATGAAAATCTGGCTTTTGTTCCAGAGTTTTTGCGAGAGAGATGTGCTATTTCTGATTTTATTCAAAATCATGAAGTCTGCGTGATTGGTACTCATTCTCAAAAAATTTTTGAAATCATTAAATCTAGTCATGGTAATTTTCCTAAAGAATTTGTAATGTGTACTCCAACTGAAGCGGAATTCAGCAAGTATTTTCATAACGTTCATAATGCAATGCAGATTATACTTGCTAACAGTTTTTATGAAGTTTGCAGTAAAATGGGAGTAAATTATGAAAATGTAAAAGATTCTTTAAAAAATAGGAGCAATATTAATTTCACATATTTAAATTGTAATAAAAATTTTAGAGGATTCGGGGGAGTTTGCCTTCCAAAAGACACTGCAGCAATGGATTATTTGTGTAAAAAATTAAATCTAGATGTTGAATTTTTTAAAAACATTTTAGATGAAAATTCAAAATATGTTACAACTGTTCCAAATGGAATGAGAATATGAATAAAATTTTAGTAACTGGTGGATGTGGATTTATTGGGCATCATTTAGTAAAAAAACTTTTAAGTGAAGGTTACTCCGTTTCTGTTTTTGATAATCAGCAGAGGGGAGACATAGGTTTTTTGGAAGATGTAAGAGATCAAATTGAATATTATAATGGAGATATTCGTTCCTTAAGTGACTTAGTTGAAGCATCGAATGCGGTCGATACTATTATCCATTTAGCTTTTGTAAATGGAACAAAAAATTTTTATTCAATACCTAGTTCAATTATTGATATTGGAATACGTGGTTTAATTAATGTTTATGATGCTGCCAAAATTAATAATGTTAAGAATTTACTACTAGCATCGTCTTCTGAGACATATCAAACTCCTTCAATAATTCCAACCCCTGAAGAAGTTCCTCTCATCATTCCAGATGTTACCAATCCAAGATATTCTTATGGTGGTACAAAAATTCTTTATGAGTTGATGGGGCAACATTATAGAATTGATGAATTTGAAAGAGTTATAACTTTTAGACCTCATAATGTATATGGTAAAAATATGGGGACAGACCATGTAATTCCTGAATTAATTAACAAAATTAAAATTGGAAAAGACAGCGGTCAGGTTACATTACTTGGTGATGGAACTCAAACAAGATCATTTTGTCATATTAATGATTTTTGTGATGGTATTATTACTCTTTTAAATTATGGAAAACACCAAGAAATTTACCATATTGGGAATGATGAAGAAGTTACAATTAAAGAATTGTGCAAAAAACTTTTGGTAAAAATGAATATTAATTTAGATATTAAATATTCTGATGCTCCAAAAGGAGAAACAAATCGTAGAGTTCCTAATATTTCAAAAATAAAATCTTTAGGATATTTACCTAAAATAAATCTTGACGAAGGTCTATCACAAATATTAAATTGAGGGAAAAATGAAATTAATCTATTCCAAAGTAGAACCAGAAAAACTACTTCATATCGTCTATCGTTATTCTGAAATTAATGAACGGACTGATATTGCTCCAGAAAATCAATTTTTACAATTGTCAAGTATTAAACAAAACAAAGGTAAAAAATATAGAGCACATGAACATATTTGGAAAGAACCAAAATATGAAAAAGTAATAGCTCAAGAATCTTGGGTAGTAATTGATGGTTCTGTAAAAGTTTACATGTACGATTTGGATGGGTCTCTTCTAAATGAAGACATTATTACTAGAGGAGATTGTTCTGTTACTTTTGAAGCGGGACATAACTATGAAATAATGGAAGATAATACTATTGTTTATGAATACAAAACTGGACCTTACGAAGGTGTTAAAAATGATAAAGTATTCTTCGATGAAAAGTACGGGAATTGATGTTTGTATAGATGAAATATCCAGAATAACTAGACCAAACTTGGTTGAAATTGGAAATCATGTTGCTATTGATTTTGGATTTGTCTGCACTACACAATTAAAAATAGGGGATTATGTTCATATATCACCTCATGTTTCTGTCATTGGTGGTGCTCATGGTAAATTAGAAGTTGAAGATTTTTGTTTTATTTCTACAGGAGCAAGAGTGATTTGCTCTTCTGAGAAATTTATGGGTGATGGATTGGTTGGACCATTTATACCTGAAGAATGCAAAGATATTATCCTTCGGGGAACAGTAAAACTCGAAAGATTTTCTGGAATGTGTGCAAATTCTATAATAATGCCAGGTGTTACCTTAGCAGAAGGATCTGTGTTAGGTGCTAATTCTTTTCTTAAAGAATCGACAGAACCTTGGGGAATTTATGCGGGTAGCCCTGCTAAGTTGATTAAAAAGAGAAGAAGTGATATAATTTATAATAATGCTAAAAAAATGGGATATGTTTATGAGTAACTTTGATGTAGTCACTGAGCTTGAATCTAAAGTTGCAGAATTTTTTGGATCTCCATATGCTGTTGCCGTTGATTGTTGCACTCATGGAGTTGAACTGTGTCTTCGATATGAAAATGTAAAGAAAATTACGGTCCCAGTGAGAACTTATATTTCTATTCCTTTTCTCGCTACAAAACTTAATTTGGAGTGGGAGTGGGACGAGACCGTATGGGATGATTATTATTACTTAGGTGATACAAAAATTATTGATGCTGCTGTTCTTTGGAAAAAAAATAGTTATATTCCAAAAACTTATATGTCTCTTAGTTTTCAATTTCAAAAGCATTTAAGCCTTGGTAGGGGTGGAATGATTTTATTAGATGACTTGGATGCTAAAAATGCTCTTAAAAAAATGTCATATGATGGTAGGGAGCATGGTATTCCATGGAGAACTCAAAATATAAGTACCATGGGATATCATTATTATATGACCCCAGAAACAGCACAGTTAGGGTTGGATAAACTAGATGCTGCTATAAATTCAGAACCTAGAAAATGGGTTTACACTGATTGGCCAGATTTAAGAGAAATGGACGTATTCAAATGATAGGATTTAACGAACTCGGACGAAAAGGGTGGTTGGGAAACCAAATGTTTCAGTATGCTTCATTACGGGGTATTGCTGCGAATAGAGGGTATGATTTTTGTGTTCCTCCAAATGACCATACTCGAATTCATAACTATTCTCTTTTCGAATGTTTTGAATTGACTAATTGTAGTAATATTGGGTATATTAATGCTCAAACTTATTACGCCGATACCACCGATTTACCTCATTCATGTTGTTTTGAATTCAGTGAAAAACTTTTTAATGAGTGTCCAGATAATGTAAATATTAATGGATTTCTTCAAACGGAAAAATATTTTAAACATATTGAAAGTAGCATAAAAGAAGACTTTACTTTTAAGAAAGATTATCTTGAACCATGTATTGAGTTTATATCTCAGTTTAGTGAAAGACCTTTGTTTTTACACGTAAGAAGAAATGACTATGTGAAGCATCCAGATTTTCATTATAATCACTCTGTAGAATATTATATTGAATCTTTAAAATATTTTGATGATGATCTAGAAGTTTTAATTTTTTCTGATGATATGGAATGGTGTAAGCAGCAAGAATTCTTTAATCAAGATAGATTTTATTTTTCAGAATCAACTGATAGATTTAATAATGTTGTTCCAGATTCTGTTCATACTCAACCAGCTTTAATTCCATTTGTAGATCTTTGTTTGATGTCATTGTGCAATGGTGCTATTATTCCTAATAGTACTTTGAGTTGGTGGGGATCTTGGTTGCAAAAAGATAGGGATAGAAGTATCATTTGTCCAACTCCAGACAAATGGTTTGGACCACAGTATCCAGTAAATACAAAAGATATTTGCCCAGAAAATTGGATTAGGGTGTAAAGATGAGTAGATTAACTGTTATTTTACCTTGCGCTGGTGAGGGGTCGAGATTATCTTTACCCTATTCTAAAGAAGTTTTTTCTATTGAAAAAAATAAGTCTTTGATAGATTATTCTTTTGATTTATTTCAAGATTATGGCAGAAAAGATGTTGAATTTGTAATTACAATTAATGAAAAAAAGTTAGATTTAATTAACTATCTTAGCAAATATAAAAGTAGATTTAATATTAGTTTTACTTTTTTTAATCCTAATGAAACTGAGTATACTGGATCTATTAAAAGTGCAAAGCATCTTTTTGGGGACAAAAATTTAGTTCTTCTTCCAGATACATTTTTAAAAATGAAATCTCACCAAGATATTATTGATTTGATTTCTGATAGTTTGTTTGAAACTGGATTTACATTTTTCTATAAAAATGAGAATAGTGGTGAAATGTTGAAGACTAAAGGAGCATTGAACATTTCCGAAGATGGATTAGTCTTAGATTATAGTGATAAACCAGAATCTAACTTTGAATCTTATAATGCTTTTTGGACTGCATTTGCTTTTAAAAAAAGAGTTTTTGATAGTTGTATCGAGTTTATGGAAAAATCAACTTTGAGACATCGTGTTTCGGTAGATGAAATTCAAAAAACACCAATATACAAATCCAAAGCTATAGAAGTGGATAGATATGTGGATTTAGGTACTTGGTCTGAAGTATATAAGTTTATAAATGAAAATAATAACTGATTGTGATGGAGTTCTCCTTGATTGGGCATACGCATTTGATGTATGGATGTCTGAACTTGGGTATGAGCGATTGGAGAACACAACTCATTTCTATGATCAAAGTGATAGATATGGAATAACTCAAGAAGAATCTATAAAGTGTATTCAAAAATTCAATGAATCTGGTTGTGTTGGTTTTATTCCAGCATATAAAGATTCTGTAGAATATGTAACTAAATTGGCAAATTTGGGATATCGTTTTGATGTAATCAGTTGTTTAGCACAGGATAAATATTCTCAACATCTTCGAAAAAAAAATTTAGTACATTTATTTGGGAATGTATTTGATTATATTGACTGTGGTATACCTCTCACTGGGGGTAAATATGATTATTTAAAAGAACGGTATAATGGAAAAAAATATTTCTGGATAGAAGATTCTATATCACATGCAATATCTGGCACAAAAGTTGGATTAAAAAGTGTACTCATGAATCATCCATATAATAAAAAATGGGATGGTTTGCGAGTAAATAATTGGAAAGAAATTTTTGAACTTATTACAAATGACTCCACATATTGAAGCTCAGAACGGAAGTTATGCGAAAACCGTTCTTATGCCGGGTGATCCATTAAGGGCAAAGTATATTGCTGAAAATTTTTTAACTGATATTAAGTTGGTAAATTCAGTTAGAAATTGTCTTGGATATACTGGAAGATACAAAGGAAATTTAGTCTCAGTTCAAGCTAGTGGTATGGGACATGCTAGTCTTGGAATATATGCCCATGAACTTTTTAATTTTTATGATGTTCAGAATATTATTAGGGTTGGAACATGTGGTGGTATATCCGAAAAAGTAAATGTCGGTGACATTGTAGTTGCTATGACATCTTTTACTGACAGTTCTATTACAGATAATCTAGTTTCGGGATTTAGATTTTCTCCATGTTGTGATTATAATCTTCTTAAAAATTTCATGAAAGTTTGTCCAGAATCTCACGTCGGTGCAATTTGTTCGAATGATTATTTTTACCAGCCTAATATTAATTGGTGGAAAAGTCTTCAAGAGATTGGTGTTTTGGCAGTTGACATGGAGACTACTATGCTTTATAGTCTAGCAATGAGATTCTCAAAGTCTGCATTGACTGTTAATCAAGTATCTGATCATTTATCTGGAGGAAAAGTTTATTCTTCGAAAGAGAGAGAAGTTGGACTTAATAAAGTTATTGAAAAAGTTTTAGATTCTTTGGAATAAATTATGAAAGTTGCAGTTGCATATAAAGGTATTTTGAATGCCAAAAAAATAGAACAAGAAGGTTTAACTGAAGATACATTTGATTATTGTAAGTTACTTATAGAAAATCATAAGAATCATTTATATGAATTTTTTGATAACTGTGATATAGATTTTTATTTTAGCACCTATAATTTGAATCAAGATATAAATTCTTTATATCAATCCGAATTTAATCCCAAAAAATATTTTTATCTAGAAAATTATTTTTTAAGAAATGAGTTAACTTGGTCAGCTCAACTACGTCATTATCGTAACCTTATTAAGGGTATTAAAGAACAAAATGATGATTATGATTTATTTGTTTTTTCGAGAGTAGACATTAGATTTCTGAAAAAATTTGAATCATTAAATATAGATTTTTCAAAGTTTAACATTGTTCTTGAACATCCTTCTAAAAATTGTGATGATGCATTTTGGATTTTTCCAAAAGAATTTTTGAATGCTTTTGAAGATTCTGTTAATCAACTCTTTGCCGATAATAGAATAACCCATGAAATAAATCATGAGTTAACTAAGAGATCTGTTGACATAAATTATATGGTTGATTTTGATAAAAATTTAGGTAAACCGAATGAAGATATTCTTCTTGGACATGATGTGTTTATACCATCGACTTGGGACCAATAAATTAAAAATGGATGAATTACTATGATTACTTTTTTACAATTGGGTCAGTATGGAAGACTTGGAAATCAGTTATTCCAGTATGCAGCTTTAAAATCTTTATCTTTGTGTAGGGGATATGAAATAAAATTGCCGAGAAATATCTATGAAACTTCTTGGCATAGTCAAAAATGTTTACTTTCAAATTTTAATCTTAAATTTTCTGATCTAGAAAATAATGATCTATACCAATTGAAGACATATGACCAATATAGTTTAACTGGAAGTGGTCAGGCATTCGATCGGAATTTTTTTAACTTAGAAGATAATACTAATTTAATCGGATTCTTTCAAAATTTAAAATATTTTGAAGAATATTCTGAGAGTGTAAAAGAAGATTTTAAAATTAAATCTAGTATTGTAGAACAATCTGAAAAATATTTAAGGGATAAGTTTTCTCTTAAAAGACCTGTAGTAAGTATTCATGTTAGGAGAGGTGATTATTCAGATGCACAATTTTCGAATCAACAATTGATACAAGCGTATATAGAAAAATGTATATCTTATTTTAATGATGAAGTCGACTTTTTATTATTCACCGGTGGATCAAGAGAACCGGGTGAAAATAATATTAATGATGTTGAATACTTGAAAGATAATTATCGAAGAACTAACTTTTATTATAGCGAGACGAACAATCCAATGATTGATTTTTCGTTGATGACTATGTGTAATCACAATATTATTTCTCATGATAGTACCTTTAGTTGGTGGGCTGCATATTTAAACGACACTAAAGATAGAAAAGTTTTTGCACCTAAAAATCCAAGGAGCCTTGATCAAACTATTGAATATGATAATTTTTATCCAGATGATTGGATTCTTTTATAAAATTGAATAATAATCAAAATCATGTTATAATTGATCAATTGCCTTTAATTTAATGTTTGAGAATATTAAAATACCTAGTAATATAGAAAAAATTTATATTGATGTGGGATTGGCGGCTGATGCCCCACATTCTTTTAGTTGGTTATCGTCAGATCCAAATAGTTTTGTATTTGGATTTGAGCCTGTAAAAGAAAATTGTAAAAGAGTTTCAACTAAAATTAAGGAACTAGGATTTAAATCTAGATATAAACTTTATGAGTGTGCAGTAGATAATGTTATCGGTGAACAAATAAAGGACTTTTATGTCACTTGTAATTCTGAAGTTAATGGTGATCATGGACAGTCCAGTCTTTTTAAACTAAAAGATGAATTAAAAGAGTCACATGGAACCAAATATTGGGTAGAAAAAACAGTCCCAACAAAGTGCGTAAATTTATCTGATTTACTTTCTAAAATTGATTGGGAAAGATTCAAAGAAATTACTTGTCTTAAGACTGATACTCAAGGAAATGATTTGAACATTCTTAAATCTATTGAAGGATTTTTTGATAAACTTCCTTTGATTTATTGTGAATCATATGCCAATAATCAATATCAAAAAGAGGATGATAATCCTAATATTGTTTATGAATATATGACAAATAATGGATATAGATTGTTTAATTGCAGTATTGATTCTGCTGATCACTATTATCAAAGAGTTTGATTTGTATGAGAATTGTAGCGGACGGTTCTGGTGACTATCCAGATGGACCAACAGTAAAAATTAATCTAACTCGTTTCAATCATCCTGATAATGAAACAGTTCTTTTTTATGGGTATAATTCTGTCTTTAATCAAGATTTAAGAGAAGAGTATAAAAATTACAAAAAGAAAATTCTTCTTAATCTTTGGATGCCTACGGAATATAATGGAGACCCACCTATTTTATCAGGAATGACTGACTATCAACCTGATGGAAAATTTGTAGAATATTTTGATGTTGTTTATTCTATTTGCCCATATACAATTGATTGGATAAATCAAATGACTGGGGATAACCGTTATAAGTTTATTTGGCATCCTTTTGCATCTCCAAGAGATTATAATGGACCTGAACTTTCATATCAAAAAATATATGATGTTTGCTATTTTGGAGGAATACATGGTAGATACCATGAAGAAATAGCGCATGTTGTGAGAGAGTATGGGGGCAGAATCTCTTACATTTACCCTAATCAATATACAACAGACGTTGGATTAACTCATCATGGTAAAATGCAAATGGCTGCAAATTCTAAAATAACAGTAGTCATTAATCAATGTCCATTGACAAGTAATCATATTAATTCTATTACACGATACAAAAATTGGAGTCAAAACAAAGCATTTGATGGTTTAAATTTTGATATTCCTACGGTTCCTCAATATAAATGTAGAACTGCAGAAGCCGCATATGCTCGTAGTGTAATTCTTGTCAAACGTGATCAGTGGAATATTATTGAAAACTTTTTTGATTTAGATGAGTTTGTTTATTTCGATGATATGGAAGATTTAAGAACTAAAATAAATTATATTTTATCTCATTATGACGAGTATCAACCTATGCTAGAAAAGGCATATTTGAGATCGTTAAATATGGATGGTGAGGGAACATTTAAAAAAATTAAGGAGAATGAAAATGTTTGATACTACATCAAGGAAAAAGTTTGTTGCTTCGTTTCCTGATTCTTTTTTAACAGGCGCAGAAGTTGGAGTTTCAAGTGGTGATTTTTCAAAAAATATTTTGTCAGTCACTAAAAATATAAAGTTGTATTGTGTTGATATTTGGGAGCAAAATTATCAACTACCCGATCCCGAAAGATCATATAATGAAACTTATAACAATCTTATTCCTTTTGGGCAAGAAAGATTTGAATTGATTAGAGAGGGATCTCCAAATTCTGCCTCAAAATTTGAAGATGAATTTTTTGACTTCGTTTATATTGATGCGGACCATCATTATGAACCGGTTTTGGAAGACCTCAAAGCTTGGTATCCAAAAATTAAAAAAGGTGGTGTATTCTTTGGACACGATTATAATAGTCCTTGGGACGGGGTAGTTAAAGCTGTTGATGAATTTTTTGCAGAAAAAAATTATGAAGTTGGAGTAATTTCTTCGGTTGGTTATGCTGATGGAGATCAAGATGGTGGATCTCAGAGTTGGTACATTATTAAGAGGTAATTGGAATAAGATGATTGAACACGATTATTTAAAAGATTTTGATAAATTAAAGTCAAAATTAATCGAAGGGGAAAACTTTGCTTTTTTAAGATTTTCTGATGGTGAAGGATTTATTCTTTACAACCAATACTTAGAGTTAAGTGACAGTGGATACAATTTAGATGGATCTCGTGGATATGCTTATTATGGAAAAGAAGAACATAAATTATTCGATCCAGATAAGCATTCATTTTATAGGGATAGGTTGATTGAGTCTTTGGAGTATGTTAGTGATAACTACTACAAAGGTCTTCCTATGAAGGATGCCTGCCCTGCTTTTAGTGGAATTTTTGATGAGATTGTTGAAAATGCAGGTGGGGATAGTGAATATTTAACTTTTGCTAATCTTTGGAATAATGCAAACTATCCAAGATTTATTGAGGAAATTGTGCCAATTTTTTCTGATAAAAAAGTTGTGATGATTGTGAATGAGTGTGCTGACATTGAGAAGTTACCATTTCCAGTTGTGAAGGATTTTAGAGTCGGATCTAACTGTTTTATTGATAACTATGATATAATAGATGATATTAAAACTTATGTAACTGATAACGACATCAAAAATCATGTCTTTCTAGTTTCAGCAGCTAGTCTAAGCAATGTGATTATTCATCAATTGTATGAAATGAATAATCAAAATACTTATATTGATATTGGTAGCACACTTAATCCAATGATGAATATGACTGGTTGGAAGGGAACTAGAGTTTACTTAAATCAATATTGGAATCCTAGTGGAGACCAATCTCAATTAAAACTTGTAGATATTTGGCATTAATTTATGAAACTGATACCTAACAATCAAGAACATTGGCAGTTTATTCGAGAACTTAGATACCATCCTAAAAATATTTCTGGATTTGTAACTTCTGATAAAGTTACTTATGAAGAGCAAATAGAATATATGAAAAAATATAATGACAATTATTATATTTGTTTAGATGGAAATAATACTCCTGTGGGATTCATTGGAGAAATTGGTGGTGATATTCGTTTAGCTGTAGACCCAGAACAAAAAAATAAAGGTATTGGTAAATTTATGTTGGATGAGTTTATGAAGACTCATCCATTTGCGACTGCCAAAGTTTTGCATGATAATATAGCAAGTCTCAGAACATTTTATTCTTGTGGATTCATTTCTCACAAATTTGATGGAACGTTTTTTTATCTTACAAAAAATGAGCACGGATATTATAAAATCAAACATAATCCATATAAAATTGTAAGAATGTTTGAAGAATCTATAGCTGATTATACAGGAGCTCCTTATGCAGTATCTGTAGATTCTTGTACAAATGCACTGTTTTTATGTTGTAAGTATTTAAATGTCGCGCAGGTTTCTATTCCCTCTAAAACATACTTATCAGTTCCACAATCAATTATTCAATCTGGTGGTACTGTTGTTTGGGATGAGAGTAGAAATAATTGGACAGGCACATATCAATTAGAACCTTATCCTATTTGGGACTCTGCTAAAAGATTAACGTCGAGTATGTATATTCCAGGATCTTTTATGTGCCTGTCATTTCATATTAAAAAAACCTTGAAAATTGGAAAGGGTGGTATGATTTTGACAGATAATCCAGATGCTGTAGATTGGTTTAAGAAATCTAGGTATGAAGGTAGAAGTGAAGTTTTATATAAGGAAGACAATATTAAAACAATAGGATGGAATATGTATATGACACCACAACAAGCCGCACATGGTCTTTGTTTATTGCAAAATTATCCTTTACATGTTCCTGATCTTGGTGAAGATAATGGATATTTAGATTTGAGGAATTATGATTTATTTTCTGAAATTGGTGCAGTATGAAATTTTTAGTTACTGGTGGTAGAGGTTTTATAGGAAGTCATTTTGTTGAACGTTGTTTGGATGAAGGGCATAAAGTTATAGATATTGATTCTGTAACTTATGCTGCTAACGAAAAACTTCCTTGGGATAATCATAAAAATTATAAACATGTAAAAGAAGACATATGTGATTTAAAACATTTACCATCTGCAGATATTTTGGTTAATTTTGCTGCTGAAAGTCATGTTGATAATTCTATTATTCAACCCAATATTTTTGTAAAGACTAATGTGCTAGGTACACAAAATCTTCTAAATTTAGTTAGAGGTAAAACTTATAATAGACCTTTATTTGTTCATATAAGCACTGATGAAGTTTATGGTGATATTGTTAACGGTTCTTTTGATGAGAATAGTAAATTATCACCTTCTAATCCATACTCAGCATCAAAAGCTGCGGCGGAGATGTTAGTTGTTTCTTATGCTAGAACTTATCAGATGGAGTATCAAATTTGTAGAAGTTCTAATAATTATGGTGCTAGACAATATCCAGAAAAACTTATTCCGAAAATTATAGAATGTTTGGAAGAGAATAAATCAATACCAATTCATGGTGATGGATCTTATGTAAGAGATTGGACATATGTAAAAGATAATGTAGATGGAATTTATAAGGTTTGTTTTTCTGAAGAAAAAAATGAAGTATGGAATATATCATCTAATAATTGTTTAAGTAATTTGCAGGTAGTTGATTTTGTATCAAAATGGATGAATAAGACTCCAAAAGTAGATTTTATTGAGAATAGACATGGACAAGATATTCGATATTCAATTTCTTCTAGTAAAATTATTGAAAAATTGCAATGGAATCCTGAGCATAAATCCCTCTACAATTTCACCTCTAAATAATTTAAATTAAATTTATTGTATTAAAACTGACTTGAGTATTATGGCAAAAAGTGTTACTGTTGTTCTTAATGGGTATAAGAGGAATAACTTAAGAGAGCAAGTAGAAGCGATTCGAAATCAAACTGTTCCTGTAAAAGAAATTTTTTATTGGCAGAATACTGTTCCTGGATTTTCATATGATGAAGATACTTATTGTGAATTAAATGCAGCACTGAGTAACTATAATTATGGTGTCTGGGCAAGATTTGCATATGCATTAAATGCAAGAACAGATTATGTTTGTGTGTTTGATGATGATACAATTCCAGGAACTCGTTGGTTGGAAAATTGTATCAACACTTATGAAACACACCCAGGTTTACTTGGTGGCATTGGACTTTGGTTTAAAAATAAAAATTACGAACTAGAAGTCCTTGAAAACGGAGATCCTGCTAGATTTGGGTGGCATGTAAATAACGATTCTACCGTTCAGGTTGATATTGTTGGACACTCTTGGTTTTTTGCAAGAGACCTTCTTTCTGTTTTTTGGAGAGAACTTCCAGAAGAGCATTGGACTATGTTGTGTGGGGAAGATATTCATTTTTCATATATGCTTCAGAAATACACTGATTTGAAAACCTGGGTTCCTCCACATCCTTCTGATGACACTTCAATGTGGAGTAGTTTAAAGGCTCTTCAATATGGTGGTGATCATTTGGCAACTGCCAATACAACGGTTCAAACTGGAGAGATGGCAAAGTACCTATCATACTGTGTTGATAATGGATTTAAACTTCTGAAGGATTTGAAATGATTAATATTTTTTATTCTGAATCATATTTCAACTACACAAATAGAATGTGTGGACCTAAAAAAGTTGTATTTAATTTGATAGAATCTTTAGAACAAGAAAAAGTTCCATATTCTATTAATGAAGATATTTACGAATATAACCTTTTACTTCAGTATGATGCAATTGGATATGAAAAACATGAAAAATTGGAACATGATAGTTGTATCATTGGACCACAATTTTGGACATTTGATTCAAATCCTTATGGGCAGTTTTTAATAAACAATCCGCAGTATTATAAAAAACTAGTTGCTCCATCTTATTGGGTTGAAAATTTACTGGTTGAAAAATTAAATGTCCCGCAAAATAAAGTATGTATTTGGCCAGCTGGTATAAAAGATTTTTCACATTTAAAGAAAGAAACAAGTTCAATTGATTGTTTAATTTATTTCAAATCTAGGTCTAATCAAGATCTTTCTTTAGTCGAAGAATTTTTAAAGGATAAAAATATTACATATAAAGTTGTAAAATATGGGACATATTCTCAAGAAGAATTTTATGAAGAAATTTCTAATGTAAAATTTTGTTTTATTCTTGATCATACTGAGAGTCAGGGAATTGCAATTCAAGAAATGATGTCTGCAAATATTCCACTTCTTGTTTGGGATGTTAAATTTTGGGATCATCAGGGTGAGCAATATAAATTACCTGCAAGTTCTGTTCCATATTGGAATTCTGAATGTGGTGAAAAATTTTATGAATATTCGGAACTTGAAGACACTTTTGAAAAATTTTATGATAACATTGATAAGTATAATCCGAAAAAACTTATTGATTCTGAGTTATCTTATAAAGTAACAGTTGAAAAAATTTTGATGGCATTTAAAGAAAAATGAAAATTTGCATTTTAACAATAGCAACAAATAAGTATCTTCAATTTGTTGAAAAATTATACGATGATATTGCAGAAAGATTTATACCTGGTTCCGAAATTAATTGCCTTCTTTTTACGGATCACGAAGTAGAAACTTCTGACAATGTTAAAGTTCATTATATTGATCATGAGCCATGGCCAATGCCAACTCTTAAGAGATATAATTATTTTATCAAGGAAAAAGACTTTATTCTTCAGCACGACTATTGTTTTTACTTTGATGCTGATATGAGGATTGATAATCCTGTTGGAGAAGAAGTTTTGGCTGATGGTGTTGTTGCAACTAAGCATCCATATCAATCTTTTCATTCGATTCGGGATATGTCTTATGATAGGAATCCTGAATCTCTTGCATATATTCCTTATGGTGAAGGTAAAACATACTATGCTGGGGGATTTAATGGTGGAAAGACTGATAAATTTATTGAAATGGCAGAAACTATTTCTGAACGAGTTAATAAAGATTTGGAAAGGGGTATCATTGCTCTGTGGCATGATGAAAGTCATATGAATAGATACTTGATTGATAACCCACCCGCTTTAGAATTAACACCTTCGTATTGTTATGCTGAAGAATTTTACGGGACAGACTATCCCCACGAACCAAAAATTATTGCACTGAGGAAAAATCACAATGAACTTAGATCTTAGAGAAATTCCTGCTGTTTATTTAAATTTGCAACAGCATACTGAAAAAAATGAGAGTATGCAAAGTCTTCTTAAAGAATGTGGATTTAAAAATATTATTCGTGTTGAGGGTGTTGCTCGACCAGATAATACAGTTGCTGGTTGTTCCGCTGCTCATTATAAGGGATTATGTGAGATTGATACTCCATTTATTCTTTTTGAAGATGATTGTGTGGTTAAAAATTTTAGACCAGAAGTTGAAGTTCCTGATGATGCCGATGCAGTTTATCTTGGCATTTCATCTTGGGGGAGAATGAATGGGCATTCTGGTCCATATCTTCAATATGAACATGTAAAGGATGATTTGTATAGAGTACATAATATGCTTGGTGGACATGCAATCTTGTATTTGACTGAAGAGTATGTTAAGATGTGTCAAAGAATTGCATATCACGCAGGATATGTAATTGAAGATTATCAAGATATTGGATTTGCTGAAATTCAAAGGTGGTTCAATGTTTATGCTTTTGATGATCCATTTTTCTTCCAAACCAGTGGATATCATGGAACTGTAAATCCATTGACAAGTTATCCCACTGAAGAATGCTTTACTTATAATAAAACTTATTTTCTACCTGAGAGAGTTGTATGATCAAATCACTAGTTACTGGTGGTGCTGGATTTATTGGTTCGAACCTTGTTGATCGTTTGCTTGAAATGGGTCATGAGGTTGTTGTAATTGATAATGAATATTCTGATGCTCATGATCAATTTTATTGGAATGACAAGGCACAAAACTATAAGTATGATATTCGTGATTATGAAAGCACACGTCCACTCTATGATGGAGTTGATTATGTGTTTCATATCGCAGCAGAGGCACGTATTCAACCTGCTATCGAAAATCCCATCGAAGCAGTTAGCATTAATTCTGTTGGTACTGTGACCGTTCTTCAATGTGCTCGTGAGGCAGGAGTGAAACGTGTGATGTATTCTTCCACATCTTCTGGATATGGAATGAATCAAACACCTAATATTGAAACTCAACCTGATGATTGTTTGAATCCTTATTCGGTTTCAAAAGTTAATGGTGAAAAATTGTGTAAGATGTACACTAACCTTTATGGTCTTCAAACAGTTTGCTTCCGTTACTTTAATGTCTATGGGGAACGCCAACCTCTACGTGGACAGTATGCTCCTGTAATCGGTATTTTCCTTCGTCAGAGAGCAGCAGGAGAACCTCTGACCGTTGTTGGTGATGGAAACCAACGTCGTGACTTTACTTATGTTGGTGATGTTGTGAAGGCAAATATTATGGCAGCAATCTCAAATCCAGATCCAGAAGCATTCGGTCAGGTTTATAATGTTGGAACCGGTACTAATTATTCAATTAATCAGATTGTTAGAATGATAAATCATGAAAAAATTAATATTACTCCTCGTCCTGGTGAAGCAAGGGTAAGTCTTGCAAATAATCAAAAACTTCGTAAAACTTTTGGTTGGGAACCAACAGTCAAATTAGAAGATTGGATCTTAAAGCAATTGAAAAAATAGTGTTTATCATGTATAATTAAGTTACTTGTAAAATTTTTAATGAATAGAATTTTAGATTATTTTACTCTAAAAAATAGAGTTGTAACTTGGATTAAAGACTACGCTAAATCTAATAATATTAAATCACTTGTAGTAGGTATTTCTGGAGGTATTGATTCTTCAGTTGTATCTACTCTTTGTGCTGAAACGGGATTGCCAACCTATGTTTTGTCAATGCCTCTGAATCAGATTCAATCACAATCCGATCTTTCTGATGTTCATAGAAAATTTCTTTCTGACAAATATGAAAATGTAATTCCTATGAAAATCGATCTTTCATCTGTTTATGAGCAGTTTGTAAAGAGCACTAAGTTTTGGTTAGGTGATGAGTATGGAGAATCGAAGCATTCTCTTGCAAATACAAAATCACGTATTCGTATGGTAACTCTATATCAAGTTGCTGGGGATGTTGGTGGTATTGTTGTGGGAACAGGTAATAAAGTTGAAGATTATGGTGTTGGATTCTATACTAAATATGGTGATGGGGGAGTTGATATTGCTCCTATTGCAGATCTTTATAAAACTGAAGTATGGGAACTTGGAAAGCATCTTGGTGTAGATCAACGTATTATTGATGCACAACCTACAGATGGTCTCTGGGAAGACGGAAGAACTGATGAAGATCAGATTGGAGTTTCTTATGCTGAACTTGAAGAAGCAATGGAAAATGGGACTGGACCAGCAGTTAAAATTTTGGCAAAGTTCAATTCTCAAAATCAACATAAAATGAATTCTATTCCTACGTTTAAACTATGAAGATTGGAGTAATCGGAGCTGGAAGACTGGGTATTTGTTTTGCCCTTCTTTTAGAAAAGGCTGGATATGAAGTTATAGTTTCTGACTGTCGCCACGAGTATGTAAATGATCTAAACAATAGAGTAATTAATTCTAATGAACCTTATGTTGCGGAGTTACTCTCAGAATCTAAAAATTTTAAAGCAGTCACCGACAATGTTGAAGTCATTAAAGAATGTAGTATTGTTTATACTTTAGTTGCTACACCATCTCTTCCTTCTGGAAAATATGATGTTAGTTCTGTATGGGAAGTTATTAAAGACTTTCAAAATTGCGATTTTCCAATTAATGGAAAGACATTTGTAATTGGTTGTACTACTAATCCTGGGGATTGTGATGATTTTCAATCTCAATTAAATGCCTATGGCGTTGACGTTTTTTATAATCCCGAATTTATTGCTCAGGGATCTATTATAAAAGATCTTCAATATGCCGATATGGTTTTAATTGGTGGTGAAGAAGGAAATAAATTAGATTCTATTAAAGAAATTTATTATAAGATTCAATTAAATACTCCTAACATTTGTACAATGGCAGCAAAGTCTGGAGAAATAACTAAAATTGCCATTAATTGTTTTCTTACTTCTAAGATTAGTTTTGCAAATACAATAGGACAAGTAATGTGTCTTTCTGGATTGGAAAGTGAAGTGAGTAAGGTGTTAGATGCTATTGGTAGTGATAGCAGAATT